AGCATAATACGGCTCAAACCGAACAAATTGTATGTAATCGTTGACATATGCTGGCATATATTCCCAAACACGTACGCATTGCCCAGCCGAAACCCAGCTTTGCGTACATACCATCCACATACCAACAACGTAATTAAGCAACGTTGTCATAATTAAGTACCTTATAAATGATATAAGACACCGCTACAAGCAGTATAACCACCAACCACACAACGGACCAAACAATCATAACGCAGCATATACTTGTGGAAAACAGTCTTCAATCAAGGCTCGACACTGGTCTGCAATCTGTTTATGCTCAACTTGCGTCCCGTTAGCGCACCTTAGATCAGTATAATGGATCCAAGACCGCAATGTGCCGTTCATATACAGCGTTGTAGGGCTTGAAAGGGGCAACACCTCTCGTGCACACTCTTTAGCAATACCTGCAGCTAGCATTTCGTTATACAGGTTGTATGACAGGTCATATACCTGTTGAGCTTTGATTTGAAAGTCTTGAGATGTATAAGGATTAACGTCATCAATACTTGACTGCCTATTCTTATCATCTTGACGACGAACAACCAAAACATCGGGTTTAGCGGTTACCTCAGCATAACGCTGGCTAAACTCTTGAAAGCTAAACGATCTGTGACGTAGGATCTGTGCAGCTATTGATCGTGTTGTATGTATTTGTACACACATGTTTACCATTTCAAACGGTGACCAATGTTTATGGTTTATGAGGTATTTAATTAAACGAGCACTGGTCTCAGTGTTGTTTTGATTAGATGGATTAGATACACGTGCCATATAACTGACAAGGTTATCACCATCAGGTGTTGAGTGAATGAGTTTAACGGAGTGCATACAGTAGTAAAGGTGTTTTAGCTGTGACACAGTGTATATAAATACACATGTCTCTTAGTAATCTGATTTACAGTAGGTAAAGGGACTCCGAAGAGTCCCGATCACAGGAGGTCCACCCTTCCCCCTGTATAAGGCGGCTACCGCTCTAAACCCAGGTAGGAACACCGTTCTTGTCGTTGCCTCTAGCCTGTTGTCTTTGTTCCATATTCATGCCCAAAACAAGGTGATTAGCACTTGACTGTGGGTCATCTATGGTTGCACGAAGGAGGTCGTTCCAGTCGTCACGTTTACGTTGGTTTACCGCCTCTTGAGCAGAGATACCCATAGCGTCGGTAAAGTATTTAACACCTTGTGCTAAGGCGTCAATACGGTCATCGTGCCTGACTGCACCTTTTTCCATGCACATTCTACTCATTTGGTAGAACAACATGTACATAAGTCGTTTTTCAGGAGCTTCGTTTTTGTTTGAGTTCCAATCCCAATCAATGATAGAGCGATCAATAACAAGACGGTGCTGATTAAGAATGGGCTCGAGAGCATCGATAATACGTTGTTCTTTACGGAGTGTAGCACGAACTTCTTCAACACCAATAGCTTGTTTTGTTTGAATTAAGTGTTTTTTAAACAGCTCAGCAACGATACCGTCACCAAAGTTTGTTTCAATTACAAGTTTAGTAACGTTATACTTCTTACAACCTCTTAAAATGTCCAAAAGTGTGTTGTCTGAGTATCCATCTCGATAAGCACGCATTTCGTGCAAGTACAGAAAACCGTTGCGTTGTGAGATGTAAGCCGCTGCAGTTTCATCCGATCCACGACCCGACGGGTCAACAGAGCAGATTGTCTCCGTGTAAGGTAGCCAGTCTCCTTGAAGCTGCATTGGACTGTAGAAATAATCTCCAGGTAGACCGACAATGGGAGCGTCTTTGATGACGTTTTTGGGATCGCTGCACCAGACAACGGAGTCAGGAGCAGTAGTAGGGTTGACACTTGTAACGACAAGGTCAGCCATTTTAAGCGGAAACTTGTCAGCGTCACTAAGGGACGTGTCAAGCATGAACTGCAGCATAAAGTTGCTGCGTCCCATTGCCGCTTCACGTTCAATAAGATCTGTGTCATCGAATCGGTCCGGGTCAGTTACATCCCACTCCTGTGCCCCTGTATCGATGTCTTCCTGCAGTTGTGGTGCAAGTAGACCTTCGTAGTTGCTAAGGCTCCTAGGAACCCTTGCAGGCCACACAAACGGGCGATAATTACGTTCTGCTAATTTGCGATAGATAGTAAACGTTGTTTGTGGTGTACCAAGGTACATAATACGGGAGTCATCCTTGGGTGTAAGGATAGACTCCGCTTCAGTACAGAGTTGCAGCAGTTTAGACCGCATAAACTCTGTCATTGAGTTACCAGGAACTTCAATGTCGTCTAGAATCATTAAATCTGCGCGGCTTCCGGTGAGCTGTCCAGTGATGCCCACGCTTTTTACGCTTGGAGCTTGGTGGGGAGAGCAGTTCACATCGAAGCTTATCCTCGACCACCTTGCATCGTCGGACTTCGGACGTAAATGAGAAAGCCATGGTGTTTCAATAATTAGTTTTTGCAGAAAGATAGACATGTTGTCGGCCCGTTCTTTAGAGGCCGAAATAATCATGATCTTTTTTTCTGCATTATTGAAAAGCGTCCAAAGAACGAAGGCTCCAGTAATCCATGACTTCCCAACTCCACGGAAAGCTTGTATCTGAAGACGTTTAGGTCCAGACTGAAGATAGTCTGCGATTGCGTATTGTGCACGTGTTGGCTCCGGTAGATCAAGCTGCGCCCACAGGGCTTGTAGGAACAGCTTGAAATCATCTTGTAGGGCGGATAAGACGTCTGTCATTCGTAGTTGTTTCTAATAGGATTAGCAGTAAAACCAATAGCACCACGAATGGCGTTTACGCCGCGTTGTACAGCTTGGTCAATAGGTCCTCCCATAATTTCATCAACCATAGGAATAACTTCTAAAGCATCTGGTATAACTGCTTTTATTGCACTGCCAAACTTAATACTGCCTCTTTCAGAGCGTAATTTGTTAGCAAGTTCTGAAAGGTATCTGTGCTCACCTAAAGCACGGTTGTAGTCAGATCCACCTAGTTTATCGCTTTTTGCTAAATTAGTTTCTCTAGTAACAAGTCCTTTATTGTTAGGGTCATTAGAAAAACCGCCTTTAGCAATAGGTATAGTATGGTCTACATCGATTGGTTGGCCTAAGTATTCAGACAACATTTTAGCGTCTTCATACCTATACTGATCCATTAACTGCTCAGCTTCACCTAACTTAATTTTTTGTTGCTCACCTCGTCTAGAACGTGAGCCTTCAACACGAGCTTCATAGGCAGATTCAGGAAAATTTACTGATCTGTTTTTTCCAACGTATTTAGCAGTGTAAGTTACACCGTCATAAGTATATTGAACAGAGCCAGACGGAAGTTTTTTTCCACCTGACTTTGCTTGTTCTGCTTTCTTTTTTCTAAAGTCAGCTTCCCATTCTTGAAGTACTTCAGGCGGTACTCCTGCTCTTCTGGCGCTAGGCATTACTTAATATGTGATAAAATTAAAGATTCACGAAGTAGATTTTGACCAAACTGCTGCCTCATCCACTCTCGCCAATGTAAACTTCCTTTGTCCTGATTGCAACTGGAACAGGCTGGTACGACATTTGATGTAATGTCTTCACCCCCAAGAGAACGAGGATGTACGTGGTCCAATGTAAGTTCATGTAAGTCATAGGTTATTCCGCAATAAACACATGTGCATCCAAAGTGTTCTTTGATGCTACGCCTCCAAAGGCGTTTTGCTTCAGAGGACGTCATGGTTATTAGGTTGTAAATGTAGTGATCAGGTGTAGGAAGTAACGGTGTCATGCGTACTTTTGGTTACGACGAGGTCTAGAACGATTCTTTTTAGGGCTTTCCAGCTTACCGCTGTTAGGTCCTGTATGAGATGCGTCTTTACCGTCACCGTTACCGTAAGTACCGAGTTTCCGATTTAGCTTGTTGGCTTTAGTTCTGATTTGTAGACCAGCATTGGTCTGATTGTATGCACGCTGCTGCTTTCGACGGCGAGCAGCGGCTTTGGGGTTAGATTTGTAGTAGTTTGAGGTTTTACCGCTTGCCATAGAGTCTACTTTGTACGAGTTCTGGGTCAACTTGCGGCATTACACTAGCCAATTTAGACAGTGGGTTGCCGTCGTAAGCTACACCACTAATGTCATTTGTTTTAAGCCAGTCGCAAGCTGCTTTTAGATCTTGTGTAGTAGCTTCACCCGACTTAATGCGAGCAAGAAACTCCTTAGTAACAAGATTATGCAGCTCGTTAAACTGGTCTTCTGTAGCTTTTTTCTTAGACATTACGAAGTACAATCTGGTCAAGTTTGTTTTCAATGCGTACCATATGATCTTCCATCCGGCTAAGTAACTCAGCTAACTCAGACTTCTTGACATAGTCAGAAGCCACAGTAAGTTCGGTACCATCTAGCCGGCGGTCAAGTGCGCTAATGCGTTCATGTACGCTATTTATTCGGTTGTGCAGCCTGCTGTTCAGTGCTGCTCCCCCGGCTATCGCTGCTATCGACAGACTTACTAGGGCTTCGATCATTTTTTAAAGATACGATAGGGATGATGTCATGACACAACACTTCTACTCGGCTACCAGGTCGAAATGTAAAACCAGCTTTCATTATTTCGGTACACTTTAGTGCACGTACTAGCTCGTAGTCTAGTCGCATTTTCTGCTCATGTCTACGTGCAATCTGTTTACAAGTTTCGACCATTCCACCGTCTAACGGTACAGAAAAATTAAGACTCAATCCAAAATTACCTGTACGACTATATGAGTCACTATGGACATCACCGCCAGTATAAAAAGGAGAGGCCGTCATAGTAGTTCCGTTGCAAGAATTGTTTGCAGCAAAAAACTGCCGTGACGGTGCTCCTGTATTTTGAAATTGAATTGCTTGATTTGTTACGTTACCTGTAGCAGCAGCTACTGGAGACGAAGTATTTTCTACTTTAGGATCGTTTTCTTCTGCGTAAACAGGGCTTACTGCGAGAAGACCGACAAGGAAGTAGTAGTAGAAGTTTGTTGAATAGTTTCGGTTATGTCGATTGTTTCGACTAAACCGGCTGCCCGGTCTACAATCTCTAGTTGAAAAGGATCTCCAGATGTTGTTACTGAAAAGGTTGTCGAAGAATCTTCGATCGAACCACTGGGTGTTACGTTGGTTCCAGACCATGATTTGTAATCTCCACCGTACACTTCTGTTGCAATAGTACGGTCAATATCGATTGTGGTAGTTGTAGTACTTTGCATACTACCTTGTGTAAAATTAGGAGTAACGGATTGAGCTGATGCAGGTGCAGCCAACAGCATCAAAATAAGAAGCTTTTTCATTCTTTTTTTTCGCGTGTAATAGAAAAAGTTGCTAAAGTGCCGCTCAAAATTGAGGCGACGTAGGTCGGGTCCATTTTTTCCATCCATCCTGCATAACTTGCAGTTAAGAGTCCGGCGGACCAGACAAGGACGATAAATTTGATGAATCCTTCCTTTTTGTTATCCTTGTCCATAACTGTTTTAGTACGGGCTTAATTGCATTAACAGTCCATTTAAAGACTGATGTTGCTGTAAGGGTGGCTGCAACAGAAACAGTGGCAGTGGTACCAGCTGTGACAAGTATCTCGTTTGACGGAAGAGGCATAGTTATATCCGTAAACGGAATGTCTACCTGCCTCGTGTCTTGTGGCACATCCGGTAGTTTTACCGGAGGTGGTTTAGGTTTTGGTGCCTCTTTATCAGATTGTGTTGTTCCTTTGACTCCCGGAGGTGGCCGAAGGTCGCTAGGAGGCACCACAAGCGGCTTGTATGAGGGCAAATCCGCTCGTGGGACATCTAGTACCGGACGAGGTAAAACAAGGGGCTCAGGGAGCCGTAGAGACGGTAGTACCGGCGGCTCACCTAAGTCCATCAGACGTATTCAGAGATGTAGCATTTACCGCTGTTGCTGCTAGTGCACTTAACAGCGATGTAAGAACCAACAGGAACAGTGATGTACACACGTTCGTCGGTTTTGACAAAGTGATTGTCGTCGTCGTTAGCGGTAACTTCTGCAGTCAAAGTAAATGTGGTGTTGACAGTGTCGTGAGTAATAGTAATGACAGCACCGCTGCTAGTAACAGTAAACGCTGCACCAATAGTAGCATCAGCGTTAAGTGCATTTTTTACACTAGCTGCTACGTTACTCAAGGTAGTGGCTGCAGTGTTGCTTTGATCGGCAGCAGTCACCTCATAGGTCAAAGAAGTGCCGTCAACAACAACAGTCAGTTGGTCACCGACTTCGTAAAAACCAGAAAGAGTAACTTTACGGACTTCAGCAACACCAGACGCTGCAGCAGTTACAACTGCAACAGCTTCAGCAGGAGCACCTTCAGCTACTTGAGCTGCGTTACCAATGCCATAAAAGATGTCGTGACCAGTAGGATGGATGCTGATACGACGGCAATCGTGGCTAAGCTGTTGACTTACAGAAGTACTTCCGGTGGTAATTTCATACGCCTTAGTGGGCGTTTGATAAGCAGGGATTTTTACAGAAAAAGTCATTTGTTAGGAAAAAGTCCGTTACGAATAAATTCTACAGCTTTGTCATCAACATCGGTGTCGCTAGACTCAGCCAGTTTGGTTAGCATATCTACGATCAACAGTTTAACTTTGTCAGATTGCAGAAAGGAAAATAGGATTGGACGAATAAGGGTGATCATGGTAGTTTTTTAATAAGGTTAATCAAGACCAAGG